GAAGTGAGACATTCAAAGTGGTTTTTGGTTTTTCGGTTAAAATTAAATTATAAGAAAAATCTTTACACTTTTTATTTAGTCTCACCTATTAAAAAAGTTTTTTATTTGATTATATATATTAAACATTTTTAGCGGAAAAGTTTATTTTTTAAATTATTTTTCAAAATAATTAAAATACCTTGATAATAAAGGAAATTTTCATTACTCAACTATAATTGAGTAAAAGTTAGTTGAACCTTATATATACCTAGGCTAATTACCTTACTACTTAACTATTTTATTTATTTTAAATATATTATTATTATTATTTATTTAAAGGATGGTATACCTATATTTAAAAAAAATAATAGTATACCTACAATCTAACTCGGAAAAATAGTAGTGTAGTAAAAGTGTGTTTTGAATAGTGGTAGCATAGTCAAAGCGACTTTTTACTCAATAAAGTAGAGTAAAAATAATTTACTATAAATAATGAACTTAAAACTTTAATATATAAGTTTATGAAAAAAGATATTTCGATAACCCCAAAAAAACCAGGCAGACCAAGGAAGAATGCTGAAACTATTGCTGATACTCGTAAGCAAATAGATCAATATAAAGAATCCTTTACTAATAAACTTCCTCAGAGACAACGCACACCAGTACAAGAAAAATCTGATAGTGATTTTACTGAAGCCTTAGCATTTCTAAGTTCAGGTCATTTTGATATTCATAAATCTTGTGAGATGTTAGGAAGGAATTACGATTGGTTTAGAATGTATTTGAATACTCATCCTTTACAAAAACCTATGTATGAACAAGCAAAAGAAAAAGCAAAAGAGAATTCACTTGCAATGAATGTATTAAATGCTACTAATGCATATACAAAACTTATTACTGGGTATGAAAAAACTAAAATTAAGAAGATATATGATGTTAATGAGAATAATAGTGCTATAACATATTTAACATCTGTTGTTAAAGAGACTACTCAAATAGGACCTAATGTTGATTTAGTTAAACTAACCCTCAATAAACTCACCCCAAGATTTGCAACAATAAACTCTATTCAAGTTGGTAAGATATTATTAGAGTTCGTTCAGTTGGTTGCTAATAAAGGATTGCCTGTTGAAGAGTTGATTAATATTGCTAAGGAGTATATCCTTGAAAAACAAAGTAATGAAGATGAGAGTTAATAAAGATGGAAAAATAAGGTTAGAAGATTTTAATGATTTGCGAGATTTAATTCGTGAGTTATACGATACTATCTATACTATCAAAAATGATGTAGAAACAATTAAAAATTCAATTCAAAATAAAAAGTAATATAAAGTATTAACTTTAAAATAAACAATGAAAAAACATACTTAAAATGATAAATATAGAATATAAACTTAATTACTATTAGTTTATATAAAAAATAAAAATTAATATGATAACACAACAAGAGTTAAAAGAGTATTTTGAATATAGAGATGGAAACCTTTATAGAATTAAGATTGATAATAATATGAGAAGTGTAAAGATTGGAGATTGTGCTTCATCCATAACACCATCATCTGGTAGATTAAGAATAAAATTTAGAAATAAAAATTATCAATTACATAGATTAATATTCTTATATCATAATGGTTATCTACCTAAATTAATTGATCATATTGATAGAGATTTTTTAAATAATAAAATAGAAAATTTAAGAGAATGTACTTATCAAGAAAATAGTAGAAATAGAGATATAACTAATTCAAATAAATCAGGATATAAAGGAGTTTCTTTACAAAAAAATAGAAATTATTACATATCTATTATATATGTAAATGGTAAGAGTATATATTTAGGTTCATTTAATACAGCAAAATATGCAGCAAGAGTATATGATAGAGCCGCATTAAAATACTTTGGTGATTATGCAAAACTCAATAATATCTAACGAATTCCCTGAAAAAAAGGCTGCTGAAGGTTTTGAACAAATCTATATACCATTAAATTTAAAAACTATTAATGATGTTAATAATGCATTCAATAGTATATCTGAACAATTAAAACATAGAAAGAATCAAGTTTCACAGATTGAAAAAGAAAATTGTTTAAATGATTTTCAAAGGTTTTGTGAAGTTTATTTATCGCATAGATTAACGGTAAATGATAAATTTATGCCTTTTCATAAAGTACAAATCGATTATGTAAATGAGATTTTATCTAATAGAGTAAATTCATTAACTCAATTACGAATAAGTAGAAGTTATGGTAAAACAACATTATTATTATGTTTATTAATATTTTTATTAATAAGACAAGAATTAAATTTCGTTATGTATTGTTCAGCTACAGAAGAAATGGCTGCATATTGTTTAAATAATATAAAATTAGAATTAATATCAAACGAAAAATTAAATTCACATTTTGGAACATTTGATATAAAAACAAGAGGTGGTGATTTTATTTGTAAAAACTCAACATTAAATATAGATTGTTTATTTGGTAGTTATGGATTAGGTACTCAAGTCAGAGGATCTTTATATAATAGTCATAGACCAACATTTATCTGTACGGATGATATAGATATGGATGAAGCTACACGAAATCCAGAGAGAATAAAAAAATGTATTACATGGTTTAAATCAGAACTTTATGGATGTAAGGATATGAATAAATATCGTATTACTTCATTAGGTAATAGATTTGCACAACATATGGTATTACAATCAATATCAGAAATGTCTAATTGTAAAACATTTACTTTAAGTGCATTAGATTCTAATAGTCAATCGACATGGCCTGAAAGATTTTCAACTGAAATGTTATTACAAGAAAGACAAAATACAGGACCTTTATATTTTGATAGGGAAATGAATCATATACCTATGAGTACTTCAGAAATATTCCCAGCCGAACATTTACAATTTGCTCAGCCAGAGTATTCTCAATTCGGTAGGACTATTGCTTTTTATGATGGTTCTTTAAGTGTTATTAATGGTGATTACAAAGCAATAGTGATATTAACTATTGTTAATGATTGTTATTATATACACGATTTATATGTAAGGAAAGGAACACAAGAATCTGCACTTATGTGGCTTGCAGAAAAATATAAATTTTTACAATCAAAGAATATACCGATGACTATGTATTATGACTCAACATTCTTTCAAAAAGAATTGGTGTTGCAAGTAGTAAGAAATATTGAAAAGCAAATTGGATTTCATTTACCAATTATAGGACAAGATCAAAAAGTTAATAAGATACAAAAGATAGAACAATTACAACCACTATGGTTTCGTAAGTTGATATTCTTTAATAAAGAATTAGAAAATGGTTTAGATTTTTCTGAAGCAAAAAATGAGTTGTTTAATTGGATACCAGAAGAGAGTAATAGTAAAAGAAAGGATGATTTTCTTGATGCTTTAATATCAGCAATTCTTATTAATCAAATAGGTTCTAAAACATCAATACCAATTACTGGATCTGAAAAATTTAGATACTAACTTTTTTGATTAATAAAATATAATATATAAATCATATTCCCAAAAAATAAATTTCTAAATTATGAAATACATTCTTTATAGTGATATTCTATCAAACATCAATGAAGATATACTTTGCGATCTATTAGATTCGCAAGATTCAGTAATAAATACAGGTATAACATACCCAATATTAGATGCTGTTGAAGCTGCTGCATTAGACCAATGTAGAACATACTTAAATGGGTTTTATGATTTTGAATATATGATAAACACTGGTAATACAGATGTATGGGATAGTAATTTTTTTAGAAATATAGTATTGGATATTATGATTTATGAGTTAGAGTGTAGAGTAAGTCCATCTGCTGGAATACCTCAACTAAGAATAGATAGATACAATGGAACAATACAAACATTAAGAGATATTGCAAAAAGAGTTATAAGTCCAAAATGGCCTTCTAAAAATAATGTTTATCAAACAAGTACAACAATTCTAATAGGATCTCAACCAAAAAATAATCATATTTACTAATGGAATTCAACATAGGGAAATACAAAATGAGCTTCGGTGCTCCAAAACAGATATCAACTCCAACAGAAAGTAGAGAGTTTGAAAATCCAAATCCAATATTGGATGATGATTCATATAAGAATTTTTATTCTAATTGGTGGTTAAAATCTTTTAGAACTTTAATCTTTACTTCTATTCAACAATGGAGAAATGCTTATTCAACTGCACTTATTAATTTGAATAGAGATCCATTACAAAAAACATACACTGAAATAAGTTTAGATCCATCATTACAAGCTGCAATATCTTTTAGAGTAGATGATATGATGAGTTCAAATTATAACATATTAGTTAATGGTGAGATTAATGATGAATATACAACATTCTTTAAGAGTCAATGGTTTTATGATGTTATGAAAGAGTGTGAGATGAGTATATTCTATGGTCCTACTACATTTCAAATAACAGAGTTTAGTAAAGAAGAAATACAATTTCAATTCTTACCTAGAAATGGATATATTCCAGAAATGCATAAGTATTGTAAATTCCCATCATCAAGAGAAGGTTGGGATTTAGAATCAGATGATATGGAACCATGGACTTTTGAATACGCACCTAATAAAGTAGAAGACCTTGGAATTATAAATGGATTATGTCCTTACTTATTATTCAAGAAACAAAATAACTTTGCATGGAGTCAATTGATAGAGATATATGGTGTTCCACCAAGAATAATCAAAACTGCAAATTCAAATGAAGATGAGAAGTCAAGAATGTTTGAAGCCTTAAAGAATATGGGTTCATCTGCTTGTATGGTTGCTGATATCAATGATGTGTTTGAAACAATGGCAACTGGAACTTATGATTATCAAATGTTCAAAGTGTTTAATGATTTTATTAATGATGAAATACAAAAAGAGATATTAGGTTCAACTCTATTAATGGAGAATGGTACAACAGGTTCTTTTGCACAGACAGATATTCATAATATAAACTTTCATAGAAAAATGCAAGGTGATAAAAGAAATTTCTCACATTGGGTTAATCATTATTTTTTACCAAAGTTAGTTAATCTTGGTATTATACCAGATGGTTTAGAATTTGCTTTTGCTGAACAAGAACAAGCTATTGATAAGGATGCTGTTGCTGCTTATACAACACTATTACCATATTTTATTTTTGATGTTGAAAAAACTGCTGAACTATTCAATTTACCAATTATAGCTCAAAGAACATATAGTTCTACACAAAATAATACTAACCAAAATGGCATCATACAAGAAACTTCAGGACCAACTGAGTAGTTTATACCCAGAATTGAAACGTGATATTTTTTCACATCCTGATAAATATAGGAATGCTGGGTCATATCAATTACAATCAATATTACAACCTTACTATCAGGATAAAATTAGAAAAGATTTACCAAAAGGTTTATTAGAAGGCGTTGTTAATAATGTAGGAGATTTTGTTAAGTCTAAAAACTATGCAGTTATAGACGATTTAGTATATTCGACAGATAAGTCTTATGAGATATTTTCACAAATATTTGATGTAAAGATGTCATTATATAATGAAACTTGGTTAGAGACTGAAGCTAACCAAATAACAAGATCATCTAATATGGCTATTCAAATGACTAATTTTCAAAGATATCCAAAAAAAATGTTACAATATATGACAATGGAAGATAGTATAGTAAGACCATCACATGCTGCTATAAATAATGTAACATTACCTGCTAATGATCCTTTTTGGAGTCAATATAATCCAAGTTTAAGTTATAACTGTAGGTGTCGTATTAAAATGTTATTTGAAGATGTTGAACAATCTGACGCTTCAGAAGTAGAAACAGCAATAGATAATGGAATTGGATATGCAGATAATGGGACATCATTCACATTTCAAACAGGTAAAGTATTTTCAAAAGAACATACATATTTTGAGAGATCACCTCAAAACGTAACTCTAATATAATGTCATATACAATAAAGGTTAAAGGATTAGATAAGGTAATCAATAAAATGAAACATTCAGTTGAAGGATTACCAGAATTTATAGGTGTGCGTTTAGTTGAACTATTTAAAGACAATATAGAAAATGGTAATCAATTAGAGATGGGTGGAGGTTGGGTTAAATGGAAAAATGAACAGGCGACACAAGACATTGATAACTACGTATTCAATGGAGGTAAGCATACATTACTACTTAGAACAAGACAATTAGAAAATTCAATACAATTGATTGCTTGGGATGATAAGACATGTAAAATAACAAGTGATACTCCTTATAGTGCTATACTTGCTGAAGGAGGAGAATTTGTACAGACAGTAACAGATAAACAAAGAAAGTTCTTTTGGGCTATGTATTATAAATCTAACAATCAATTATGGAAAATTTTAGCTTTACGTAAAACATTAAATATTAAAATCCCTTCACGAAATTATATGGAGATTAATGATAATGTTAGAAAAGAAATTGATAAATGGATTAATGATTATATTAAAGATGAGTTGTAATTAAATTCACCAAATAATTCTATCTCTCTTTGTCTTCTAACTTCTATTGCTTCTTCAAGTGTATAGTGATATGTTGTTATTCTTTTCCCATTTTTAGTAATAGTAGAATACCATTTATTTCTACTCTTACCTATTCCTTTATAACCTATTTTATTATCAATTCTTAAATTTGTATTACATTTATTTTCAGATTTATCACAAGGTCTTAGATTTTCTATTCTATTGTTAATTTTATCTCTATCAATATGGTCTATAAATTTTGGTAAATATTTATGATGGAACAGAAAAATTAATCTATGTAATAAATATCTTTTACCGTCTATTTCTGTTCTGGTATAATCATTATCATATTTAATACCTAAAATATCACCTAAATTATATTTAGAGTGTCTCACCTTCTTAATACAAATTAAATTACCATCTTCATATTTATAATGTTTATGTAAAAAATTGTATAATTCTAAAGTTTCCATTTTATGTTTAATTTTTTTAATATATAATTTATACTTAACTAAAAGTTTTATAAAAATAATATATAAATCATGATTCAATATTTATATCAATCAATGTTATACTTGTATAGAACAAGATTAAAGAATATACCATTCAAACATTTTGATCTATGGAACGACCAAGTAGTCAATAATAAACTATCTGAAGGTTTAAGATACCCTGCATTATTTATGCAGATGAAACAAGTAAATAGTAAGACGATTGGACAGAGAGTAAATAAAGGTGAGATACAAATAACATTTCATATTTATACACAATCAAGAGGATCTACAAGAGATAAAGGACCTATAATGGATAAAACAATAGACCATTATAATGTTCAGAATACTGTTGATATGGCTTTTAATGGTGTATCATGGGATTCAGGAGTTATACCATTTAACATTATACCAACCGCATACTTATACAATTTTGGTTCATTGGATTTAATTAATAAGAGTGATCCTAAAATTGTAGGAAACTTACAATATTCAACAATAACATTTAGAACTAACTTTTGGGATCAATCAAATGCTTTATCAAAACCAATTGTTCAATATGGTTTAAGTGCTTTAACTTATACTGAAATTGATGGGTATTCAAATGCCGTTTGGACTATGAGTTTAGGAGAACCATGGACTGGTTCAACATACCCAACATCTACTGGTGGTACATCTTGGAGTCCTAATTATTATTTAACTGCAATTGATACTATGAAGTATATTCATCAAGGAGATACAAGCGCTATAACATACATACAAAGTTTAGGATACTTAACAGGAGTAAGTAATGAATACTGGACCTCTGGTCAAACCATTGATTATGTTTATACTCAAACATCAGGGATAACAACAGATTTAAGTTTATATTGGACCTCTGGTCAAACCATTGATTATGTTCATACTCAAACATCAGGGATAACTATTGATTTATCACCATATTATACTTCAGCACAAACAGATGCTAATTTTTTAAGTGCTAATACATCATTCATAAGTGGTGAAGGAGCTAATAAAGAGATTGCTTTTTTCACTGGTAATAAAGTGATAAGTGGTTCAAATATGTTATATAGAGATTTTGATTATACAACTAATACAGAAGCTATATATTCTGAATCATTTCATCCAATTGCTTCTGTTGGAGGTATTGCTGATTTTTCATATATTAATGATGATTTCACTGCACCTAATAGTGGTGTTAGTGCTACAAGAGCAGTTTCAGAATATACCGTAAAAACTGTATTAGAAAAAGAGTTATCAAAGATAGAATATTCATTAAGTGGATTAACAGATGTTACATTAAGTGGATTAACTACAAATGATATTCTATTATATTCTGGAACTACAAATAAATGGACCAACGTTCATACAAAAGATTTATCAACAGTATTCTATACTCAAGCACAAACTCAAACATTAGTTACATCATCAATTAATAGTTCTATAACATATTTAATTGATTATAATAATAGTAATTCTTTATTTGTAACAACAGGAACAACTCAAACAATAAGTGGCACTAAAACTTTTAATAACTTAAATATTTCTGGTCAATTAGTAGTAACAGGAACAACTCAATTAATAGGTGATGTAACTTCAGTTAATAATGTTATTTTTACTTCAAATTCAGGAATAGGATTAAAATTAAATCCATCAAGTCCAGCTTTTGGTTGGAAAGATTTATTAGGACAAATTGCCCCCAGAGTTGGAGGAGGTGCTGCTCCTGCATTCACTGCTTTTAGAGGTACTAACGTTAGGTCATATAATTTTCAAGCGGCTGATATAATAGATCAAATGGTATTTCACATTCCCCACGATTATGTACAGGGTTCAACATTATATCTACATCCTCACTGGGGACATAATGGAACTAATATTTCTGGTAATTTTGTTATCAATTGGTATTTACAATATGCAAAGGGTTATAGTCAATCAGCTTTTAATTCTGAAATAAATATAACTCAAACAATAGTAACAACAGCAACAACTCATAAACAATGGTATCATAATATAAATGAGTTTGCAATAACAACACCAACAGGATCAACAACAAGTTTAGATGGTAGATTAATAGAACCAGATGGATTATTAATAGTGAGTTTGATAACAACTACAATACCAACTATTACAGGTGGTGTTAGTTCATTACCTTTTATTTTCCAAGCTGATTTACACTACCAATCAAATCAAATGACAACTATAAATAAAAACTTCCCATTTTGGAGTTAAGAAATAAATATATAAAGTATGAGTGATTTCAATATAAGTTTAGGAGGTGATAATTTATCAGGAGCAAATGTAAATTTGTTAGGTGGTGCTAATTCTACTCGTAACATAACAACTAATTCAAATGGATTAGGTATATTTTCATCTGATGTTACTGGAACTGCAATATATTTTTCAGGAGTTACAAATCTTTTACAAAATAACAATTCAGTTTCAATACCATTTAATATAAATTATAGAGATACTATTGTATTTTCTGGATCAACTGGAACTACATATCAATTAATAATAAGTAAGAATAACGATACATCAAATGTTTATAATTCACCATTTGTAGTTCATGATAAAATTTTACCTTGGTATAGTCAAACAACAATATATTATTCATCATATTATAATTCGTTTATAAGTTGTAATAATAGTGTGGCATTTCCTATATGTACTGAAACTGGATTTATAAATTGGTATAGTTTGCAATATAAAGGAGTTTCACATCAAGGCATTTCATTTGCAGAAGATTCTACTAATTTATATACATTATCAGGGTATAAATATAATAAATCAACTGGATTAATAACTTATGGTAATCAAGTTCCTTCTAATGCTACTGATATTGTATTAGGAGTAAATTATGCTTATATAACAGCATATTCATCAGGATTACATATTTATAGATATCCATCATTTAGTGGTGTTACAGTTTGGAATACTGCTAATACTGGTGCAACATCAACTAGAGTTGTATGTGCTTTAAGTAGTGATACAGCATTTGTTATTATGAATAATTATCCTACTAGATTGATGGTAGTTAATGGTAATAATTTAGTTTCTGGATTAACAGTCGCTGGATTATTATCTGATATAATTATTGCAAGTGATGGATATATTTATGCTGGTAATTTAACAAATTTATATAAGATTGATCCTAATTCAGTTTCAATAACATCGACATTAACCGTTCGTGGAACCACAAAAATAACAGAATGTAATGGTAAATTATTAACAATAGGTGGATCTGGATGGGATATAGTTTCAATTTCAACTTTTACAACTTTGTCAAGTGGTTCAACATATAATCCATCAACTGTTTGGATGGATAGTGTTGCAATAGGAACTAAATGTTATGCTATAACATCTCCAATTAGTAATATAAAGGTTTTTGATATGATAAATAATACATTAAGTAGTAATAATAATTTAATAGGATTTACACCAACTAAAATTTCTGCAGATCCAATAAATAATAGAGTTGCAGTTTATACTTCTAACATAACAGCAATTCCATTAGCGATATATCCAGTTAAGATTTATAATTGTTCTAATTTAACTTAAAAAATAAATAAAAATAAATGAGTAATTTTAATTTTAATATTTCAACAAATAATATATCATCAGTAAATTTAGATTCAATTTCTGGATCACTTAATACAACAAATATTACAACAAATTCAAGTGGTAAATCAACATTCGTAATAGATACTGAAGGAATAGTTTTACAATTATCTGGAGTTTCTATTTATAAAAGTGATACAAATTTATTGACTTTATATTCAATTAAAGTACCATTTAATGTTAATTACGGTGATGTTTTACAAGTAGAAGGTAATCCTAATACAACATATCAGATGATAATATCAAAATTTTCTGATACAAATAATATAACAACCATAACACCTACAGCAACTACTTTAAATTGGTATAATCCTTATGGAGTATTTTATTCATATGGTTTGAATTCTTTTTTATATTCATATACAAATTTAACACAAGTATTAACTGAAACTGGTGCTATTGGTACTTTTAATAATTATTATAGAGGTGTTTTTCATAATGGTGTTCAATTTGAAGAGGATTCGACTTATCTTTATAGTATTAGTGGATATAGATATAATAAATTAACTGGTGCTCTACAATATTGTGGTTTTATTCAAAGTGCACCAACTGATATTTCAATAGGTCAAAAATATATTTATATTTCATCTTATATATCAGGTTTAGCAATAATAGATAAAAAATCATTCTTATCAATAGCTAATTTAAACCAAACATTAAATGGTGCTCTATCAATTAGAGTTGTATGTGCTTTGAGTAGTGATACTTGTTTTGTTGTTCCACATATCGCATCAAGAATAGATGTTTTTAATGGAACAACTAAAATATCTGGACTAACTACTGTTACTATAGTATATGATATAATCAATGCAAGTGATGGATATATTTATGCTTGTTCGTCAAATAGTTTATATAAAATTGATCCTAATTCAATATCAATAGTTTCAACATTATTAGTTGGTGGATATCCTATTACTAAAATAACGGAATGTAATGGTAAATTATTAACTATTGGTAGTCCAGCTTGGAATATAGTTTCATTAAATTCATTTACAATAATTACTGGTGGAACTATATCAGGTAATAATTTTGTAGGGTGTGTTGCAATTGGAACTAAATGTTATGCTACAATAGGAAATTTAACATATGCTATTAAAGTTTTTGATATGGTAAATAATACATTAAGTAATAATAATAATTTAATTGGTTATCCACTAATATATATAGCAAAAGATACTATTAATAATAGAATTGCTGTTTATACATATATAAATCCAGCTCCACCTGCAATTATGTACCCAACTATAATATATAGAGCAGAAGATTTAACATAAAAAATAAATATATAAAATATGATTTACAAAATATTAGTAGAAGGTGAGAATATAATTAAAGTCTCAATTAATGAAGATGGAATCCCAGTGGAATATCCAGATAATGAACTATTGATTAATCCTCCAAAATTTATTTATCAAGATGAAGAGATAAAACTAAATCCAAATTATACAGATGGTATACTTCTTTAACATACAGATAACAGGTTCAACAAGTCCTTATCAATTTTCAGTTGATGGTATTAATTGGAGTGCTGGTCAAAGTATTTATGTTGATAGTATTGGTACATATACTTTATATGTAAAGGATAATACTGGTTCAATATTTAATTATGGCTCAGTAACTATTGATAACCAAAGTAATATTTATTTGGGATATGTTCCGAATTAAATGATATTTTTTGAATAAAAATAATTAATATATAAAAGTATTATAAAAATAAAATATAGCAACATGAAATTTGCAGTATCAGATCAATCAGTCAATTCACATGGATATATCATAA